TCTGAAGCAGCGTCACGCGGAATAAGCTCATCGTCGATGAGGTTGTGTGTCCCTGAAACGAAGGCTTTGATTTCTTTTTTACTGACAGCCATATTAGATTTGGATTAATTGAGCGTTCCAGTAGTACATGCTGTCCAGAATCTTTTGACCAGCCGCCATGTTCTCGTTCGCATAACTCTTAGCTTTATCTGATTGCTGAATCATGTAGTCATCTGCCACCATAAAGTGATAGAGACAGTCATGGTATTCTGCAGGGAACCAAGGAGAATCACTATCACCCAAAGCTGTTTGCTGTGCATGATAATCAAACTCTACTGACTCAGCTACTGTAGGTTGCTTGGTGAAGTAGAGCCGGCTGTTGGCGAAGTCAACATAGGCATATCCTTCATTGTCACGGTAACGACGGCGATCTGACCAAGAAATAACTTGATAAGGAGAGCTGTTAGTGCCACGGAAGACAACAGGACGACTGGCTTCATATGAGGCATCTGTGTAATTGTAGTTAGCTGTTAAAAATAAAAAGTCTGAAGGAAGTGCAACGTATTCAACTGATGTTGATGTTGTTTGAGAGCTGTCCTCTGTCTTTGTACCCTCCCAAGGTCGGTCAGCGGTGATACGCCTATATACCTTGTCAAATAAATCAGAAAACTCTTGGGTGGAGAGTTCACTAGTGTCATCTAAATAAAGTTGTGCTTTTGTGATTATTTCGGCTTTTGTCATATATGTATTATATCAAATTCCTATCCCCACCCCCGTAAAGGGGCAGAGTAGAAATCCGATTGGACTACGGAGCGATTTTTACGTTCAAAAATTGCTTTGATCCATCTGTGAAAGTCTTGATACCTGCTAGGTATGAAGAGAACACGTTAGTTCCACGTCGGTCATCAGTGATACGCATATCAACTGGTGAGAGGTCTTGTACCACTAGGTCGATAGCACCCTTCTTACCGAAGTAACAAGAGATGTATTCGCTTCCCCATGATGCGTTAGTCTCAGTTTCTGCAAGTACGAGTCGTCCTGCACCTGTCAATACTACAGTAGCACCCACGAGTGTTGCTGTGATATTAGCGTCGTCTAGGATTGCTCGGTCTGCTGCTGATACTTCAAAGTAAGTACCTGCTGCTCCTGCTTCTGCTGCGTAGCTGTTAGCGTTGTTGATAGCTGCTACATAGTTGCCAGCGGCACCTTCTTCTGTAGTAGCGTGTACATCAACGTGTCCAGCTGCTGAACAAGTTGCTTTTGAGGTCCAAGTTACACCGTTGATTGAAACAGTGTCGTCTGCTACGTTCACATCTGTGAATGTAAGAGTACCACCTGAAAGTAGGTTTTCTGAAACGAATAGTTGTGCGTTTCGGATAACACCAGCGTATCCGTTCTTGAATACTGAACCAGCGATGTCGATATCCTTGCCCATCAAGTACTGTTCGATGTCTGACGCTGTGTAAGAGTCAACCACGAAAGCCATGTTTGTAGCAGTTTGGATATTCTCTTTGTACTGCAGTTTTGCAGACATTCGAGATGTCATCTTTGGTACGTTTGCTGCTGTTGTTACATCAATAGCAACACCTGTTGAAGCCATTGTAGTTAAGTCACCTGCATCAAATGTATTAGCTGCGTTTGCAACTTCAGCGAAACATCGTGCGTCAAGGTCTTGTGACACTTTGTGTGCAACCTTTCCACCGATAACTTCACCTGGGTTCAAAGGACCAGCTTGAGTAGCTTCACCATCTGAGATGTGGAAGACTGCTTCTTTTTCAATGTTCACTTCTAGCAACTGAGTTGAGTCAGTTAGAGCGTCGATTGTTGAGGCTGAACCTCTTGATACGTCGCGGACGCGAACGCTATCAATGTTGTAAGATACTCGTTCTACTGATTCACCGTATCGGAGTACAGGTTCGAAACGAGTATTCATGATTTCTTTAGAAACCAATGTTTTCTGGAAGATGTCTTGATAAGAATTATCAAATGCTTCCTTGTAGTCTGTTAAGGCCATTTTAGGGTTAATGTTAGATTCTTAACCCTGTTCATTACTAGAGTCGGATGCGTTCGTGAAGACCTTTGTTGTATTCCTTCTTCATTTCTGGATTAGTGAGTACAACCTCAGTAAGATATTTATTATCCTTCTTAGCCTTCTTGAAATCTACCTTCTCAGGAGCGGCGCCACCACGAGGGGTAGTGGATTCGATAGTGCGCTTACCACCGATAGCGTTGCCATACGCTTCATCTAAGAGATGGGGTACTGTCTTCTTTGAATTTTGAGGATTGTATGCCAATTGCTTGATAACATCAAGATTAGCTACATCTTTAAATTCAGGCGCGTTTTCAAGTGCTAAATTAAACTGCTTTGTGATATCAGCTTCAAATTGCACTCTCTTCGCAGCCTTCTCAGAGACCTTGTCCTTCTCTTTGAGATCGGAAATCTCCTTAGCAAGTTTTTCAATTTCTGATTCATCAACAGGTTCTGATGTTTCCTCCAGACTCTTTAATTTCGCTTCCAGTTCGTTCTTCTCTTTATTTACTTTCTGGAACCGATCATAAGGAATACTATCGGGAACATCTTTTTCCTGCTTCTCTTCAATTGTTTCCTCTTCCTGAAATGAACCGACAGTCGGCTCTTCAGTTACTTGCTCGTCATTTACAGTTTCCTCTGAAGTCTCTTTTACCTCTGACTCAGGAGTAGTGTTGTCTTTATCGGACATATTTAAAACCTGTCTTTTATATCTTCAGTAGATAGGGTATTTTAACCGTTCCCAAACGTAACGTAATTATAACACGCCCCCCTGTCTTTTAGATAGTGGAGAGTGTCCTTTACTAGAGGGAACAGGGAGAAAACTCTAGTAAAGGACACTCCGCGCTATCCGCGTAGTGCTTCATCAATTAATTGGTCAATATCTTCTTCATTGGTCTTAGCGTTGTTAAGTGTTCCAAGCATCGCTAAGTTCGTTTGGAGCTTGGCGCACTGAGCCCTCAACATCAGCTCAGACTCTGTTTCATATGAACCAGATAATCGACGCATCACATTGATGCTGTCTTGGACGAGTCCATCAATCAGAATCTTTCCACCCTCAGTATCACCGAGGGCTTTAAGATTATGGTAGAAGTCCTTATCCTTTTTTAGTTCGTTTAATTTTTCCGGCATTGTCTCCTGTTGTTATATTTGCTCCTTCACCCTTCTTAATCTCCACAACGTCTTGGAAACCGAAAGCATCGTAAATAATGTCTAGGTATTCATTATGCTTAGAAATTTCTTCATCAATCTCTTTTTGCTTTGGCTTACCTTCACCCACGATATTCATGTTCTCTTGGTATAACCAAAGGTGACTTCGTTCTTCTTCTGAAACCTTCTTAATGAGTTCATCGTGATTCTTTTCGATGTTCTCAATCATCTTCTCAGCAAGTCCAACTGTACCGTCAATCTCTTTCTTCATCTTGTTAAGAGTTGCTAAGTACTGTTCGATATCAGCAATTTTAAACTCATTAACTAGATTTGAGCGAGTAATAATTGACTCCTTAAAGTTGTCCTTGTTCTCCTCTTTAATGGCGAGGTCTTCCTTTTTAAGTTGTGACATTTTGTTGTATTACATCTTGAACTGGCTGTGCCGGTCCAGGTTGACGCAACTGTGCTGACTTCCCTGTACCCTTTGCCTGTTCATCTGATAATTCTTTTGCCGCCTGTTCCCTCGCTGCTCGGCGAGTGTTACTGATGATTACCTCATCTAGCGATCTTATGTATTTTAACATACGTCCGACCTGCTCTTGGTCCATATCCTCTTCATGGTCCTGCATATAGTTCACAAACCGTTGTTTGTAAGCAGCATCCGCAATACGGTTAGGCTTCATTACCTTTCCGTCTAAGATGTCCTCGATGTCTCGTTCAGCTTCACTCATTACTGTAGCGGTACCGTAGTTCTCCAAGTCTTGTACTTGTCGGATAACTTCATCGGTTACTCCAGCAGTCTTACCTAATTGCTCAACCACAATCTTTTGGTTAGCAAGGTCAGGACGACCTAACAGTGCAGAGTAGTAAGCTCCTTGACTTCGTTTCTTCTGTTCACTTAGTAACAACTCGGCATTACTTTGTTCAGTAATTAAACCAAACTCATCGTTCTTCCTAAAGATGTCTCGACGACCAATATCCTGAACTTCAATTCCTTCAGGTCCAATCACATCAACAGCCATCTTTTTAGTAAGATGTTCTCGTACTCCTAATTCATATAGGACACCAAATCGGTGATAACCAAAACTGTAACTCTTATTGAAGAGTCCGAATCGGTCAGCTACGTTAGCTTGGTTTCCTTCGTAGATAGTAGCTCGTCCGTCAGTGTCTTCTACACCCTTGGCTCCAGCAGTCACACCTGATGCTGCCGCTTTGATAGTCTCCAAAGTCTCGAACACTTTAATAGGAGTGTTGATACTTGGTACCTCCAATGTCTTCACAGCAGAAGCTGAGTTGAATCCTGGGTTAGTCTTAATCCAGCCATCCTTCCGGTATTTCAGTTCAGCCATGTTCTGAATCATTCCAGTGTCCACCATTCGTTGTGGTCGGTTCACTCGTTCAGCGTTGTCTAACATCTGATTGATGCTCACAGCTTGTGCCATGATGATTTCTCGAACGTAGTCACAAGGGCTTGGTGTCCAGAACTCAGTCAAATCAGGATAAGCAGCGAAGGTCCATAAAGGCCAATACCCACTCTCGAAAATGTCCGATAGCTTTTCCATCTTGATACAACGTCCGTTATTGTCCATGAGCATATAGTACCGTTGTCCTTTATATGTCTCATACCATTCCCAAAAGACAAACTTGTCCTTATCATCTGTCTCTTTGTTAGAAGACCAGTGCTTATTAGCTGTAACTCGGTTGTCCTTGTTACGCTTCTCTTGGCTCTCCTCAGTGCTGTTACCAACACCATCTAGTAGTTCCTTCACCTCTGGTTTTATATAGGACTTGTCCTTTAGAAGATCGTACTTGTCCTTTACAACTCCCCAGCGTCCCCAGAATCGTGCGTTCTCTACATCGAGACCACCAGCAGAAGGGTCAATTAAAAAGTCATAAACATCAATGTTCTCAAGATGTGGCAGGTATCCCTTGTCGCTAGATGCTGCGTAGCTGAAGATAGCTCGCCCATATAGGATACATTGCTTCTTTCCAGCGATATCCTTCATGTCCCAGAAGTCTCGATTGGAGTCATAGTCTCGTAGAGCATTAAGTCGCTCCACTCGTTTTAACTGACTTTCCTTCCTTTTAACAAATTTAAACGTCAAAGGACTGTCGATTTTACTCAAAAGAGTGTGAACATGCTCCTGCATCTGTCCTAAATCAACATTAGCTCGACTTTCTTTAGTCGATTCCTTCTTCCCGTAGTATAAACCTTCGTTTTTCTCCCAGCTTTGTATCTTTCCCTGCTTATGTCTGCGTGCAAACTCCATGTTTTGCAGCGCTTGGGCGACTATTTTCGCCCGCGTTTCTTTTTTAATTGCCATACAAGACAATTATAACACGCAAAATGTCCTTTAAATCCCAATGTCGCTGAAGATTGGCTCTTCTTCTGGTAGTTCTTCGTATTCCTGGGACATTACAGCGTACTTTCGCATCTGCCAACCGATCACCGCAGCCATCAAAAGGTCAAAGTGGCGTGTCACCATTGTTTGTTTAGTTCCAGCTAAGTCAGCAGTAGTATAGCTCCGCATCTCCTTCAACACGTTAATATCATAAATCTTAATCAACCCATCGTTATAATCCTTCCTGAACGTAAACAGCATCTCTGGTTTAGTCTTCCTTGTTGTACTCCAACCGAACTTCTCTGTAACCTTCTGAGTCCGTACACCAGTAGTTCGATGTGTGTACACATTCGGGTACCCCCTCATCGCTGAGATAGTAGCGTGTCCTGTATTGTTGTTCTCTGGCGCCACGATACAGTTCCCGAACTCAGCACCCACCCTTGCGAGCTCATGCCCGAACAAGTCAGGTGGTATCCTATTATTAAAGTAAGTGGCTGTGAGCACCCCCACATCAGTTGGTCCGATACCAAAGTCGTACAAAGCCATTGTGTTGGCGTCCTTCCCGATTCCTTCACTCGTATCAGCTCCTGCCCCGTACCGATGGTGTGGCACGTAATCGCCCCAGTACTTCACTCCAGCACTCTCTCGATGTGGTTGCTTTGCCGCTGCAATATCATTGTCCACCATAATACGATCAAAGAACGCTGTGTCCGTCCTGCTCGGGTCACACATATACTCCCCGTAGAAGTCTTCAGCGTCAGCCTTTAACTGAGCTATCTTATCCTTATCGTATCGTTCAGGCCATGTCGGTGTACCGTCCTTCTTAGCAATAGGAATCAAATCAACAGTCACACTTGGCTTATTCATAAACCATTGAATAACCCCCTCCTCACTAATATAGTTACCGTTACACATCCAACAGCCGTCAGCACTTAATCCGTCCAGAGCTTCCGCAATCGCCAATATAGTAGCATCCGTATTCGCTAAACTTTGGATACTAGCTGCATCCTCCACATCGTCGAACAGAATCCAGTCTGGCCTGTACGCATCCTGTACATGCCCTCGTTGTGTCACTCCAATAGTCCCAGCCAGTATCTTCCTCTGGTCCACAGTCGTAAACGCCCCCATAGTCTCCTCACGCTTCTTATCACCCTCCTTCACGAAGATATCCCCGTACAGGTCCTTTAGCGTCACACAGTTGTTGTACACGTCCGTCACGAGCTGTCTAGCGTTCCCCATACTCCGAGTCATCACCTTAATATACTTCCTCTTCTTCTCCGTATCGTTGAGGATTACAAAAGTCAGGAACAGTTTAGTCATTGACGTTTTAGCGCACCCCCGAAACCCTAAGTTCACGTACCGTATCTCTCCGTAATAACTCTGCCTCATATGCTCCGTCATCAAGTCATGGAAGTCTGCTGATGGGGATGTAAAGTATCTACCAAAAAATATCCGACAGAACAAGTCGAACTTAAACCTAAACATAATAGACGTTTCATTCCCCTGCAACGCCATAAGCGACAATATCTCCTCCCGCTTCCCACCTTTAATAATGTCCCTGGCGACCTTAATAGTTGCTTCAGGGTACTTGCCAGTTGGAAAGTTGAATGGTTCGTCGTTTATGCCCATGGGTCTTTAATTATCTCTTTACCTTCTAAGTGGTCTGGGTTCACACACTGATCTATCCCACAAGTATTCTTTACTCTAAGGTTCTTCATCTTCTTAGCGGTGTGGGTCATATTATAAGACTGCCAGCCTTGTCCCAGCGCCCATGCAATCTTCTTTATTGGCACCCTACAAAACACCTTCTGTCGTACAATACGATGCCCGTCACCACTGGTTCCTGTCAGGTCTGTGACTCTGAAGCCAGTAAACGCTGAAAAGGGGCATTTAGATGCCCTCTTAATCCTCTCTCGCCT